GTTTGAAGGGCTGCTTAATATATTTATTTTTTTTTTATTCATGCGAGCTAGGACACAGCCTAGTTGTATCAAGGGTTATCAATGATAAGTTATTCTTATGTGTTATATTCCTTTACAAACCTAGTGATATCAAGAGAGTTAGAGAGAATGAATTAGGTCTAAAAAGCCTTACCCTTTCGAACCTTTAAAAATGAATACTACCCAATTCTCTCAAGATCTTTTAATTAAGATCGAGGCAGCTTCTGACGTTCTTGAATCAGTAGATGAGGTTTTAAAAGCCCTTCGAACAGCAAGAAAAGAAATGTCTGAGGATGATTGGAATAAGAGGATAGAAGATACACCTCTTGAAACCGTTCTTGACTGCGTAGCAGATTTAGAATGGGAAGTAGAGAAATCTATCGAGAACTCTTAAGTACCTTTCTTAGAGCCTTTAATCTGGCTCTATGAAGGGCTCTTTAGCTCTTCAACGTACCTTGAAAATTTAATCTAATGAAAAGCCCTTTCAAAGCTATCAATCCCGCTACTAATAAAGTGTGGAGATTGTCTGAACTGTGGGAAGAGCGTCAAAGATTAGCCGATAGAATTATGTATCTTGAGTCTGTCTTAGAACAGAAGAAAGATACAGAAGATCTATTAACTAATCAACAGATACTCAATCACGTTAAGGCTGGCTTAAAGGTCCATAACAGAGAGTTTGCTCTAGCTGTAAGAGATGTAAGAGACGCTGGGGTCTTAGTGAGAATGAACTTTGCAAAACTTCCAAAGTTCCCTTCAATCTTCGCTACTCCTAGAACTTCTAAATCTTTTATTAAATAAGATCCTCTCTCTAAGTGCCTGGTATCACTGAATACTAGGCATTTACTGAGAGAATCTACTATCATGATTTCTCTCGTTGTTCCCTTTCAAACCTACTAATTTTATTATGAATTGGTTATTAAAAACTCTCTTTAAATCTCAATTACAAGAGATAAGAGACTCTCTAGCAATCACTCTTTATCAAGAGATGAATTGTATTGAAACAGATGAATCTATAATTACAGATTCTCTGTATGATGCTTTTTATCCTTTTGTTAGTAGTGAGATTGAGCTATGACTAAATATAATTTAAATGATCCTATTGATAAATACCATTATTCAATAGAGCAAGCTTATTATAAAGAGCTTGAAGAGTGGCACTATTACGAGGTAGCTCTTGAGCAATTCGCCAGGGGTGAACTAAGTGAAAAGCCGGTCCAGCCCTTTTTAGTCATGGTTTAATTGTTATGTCTAGAGCCACTGAATTAATACATCTATTAAAATCAATAGATGCTTTAGGAATCAAAAAGAAATGGAATCAAGAGCAACTTGAAGACTGTAAAAGAAGAGCAATTATTGATTATCAAAATGATGAATTAAAAGCTCATCATCTAAATGATCATGATTGAATCTTCTTTCTTCCCTTTCAATTCTTATCAATGAAACTAATTAAAACAAATAAAGAGGCAGCCGATAAGGTTGTCTCTCTTTTTTATGATTGGAAACTCTACCCAGAGTTTGATTCAATCGCAGAGCTTCAAGACTGGTCTTTAAACTTTGAAGGTGCTAGTCCCTTTCTAGTTTTTCTAGATCTAATCGGATATAGTAATGATCGTTTTGATTATCCTTTATGCGGTGAAGTTACAGCGGGTGAGTTGTCCAACCTCTTAGGATATAAAGAGTATTGCTTATTAAGTAAAGCTCTTAAAGTCTTTGAGAACAACGGTTATGATCCTGTATTTAGTTACATTGATTCGCTTATTAATAGCGATCGATACAACTTAGAGGCTGAAAGTTGAAAGATATATTATTATTCTTTCTACCCTTTATAGCCCTTTACTTCTGCTATTCATTACAAAATTAAATAACAAATAGCCTCCCAAATTGGGGGGCTTTTTTATTATCTTTTAAAGTAATCAAATATATTTATTCCTATGTAATTAGGATCATTGAATATTATATATAAACTAATAATAATAAAACAAAGTAATAATATTATTAATAAAATTGTGGCGTTAAATATCATTTAGTTATTGAGAATGATTCTCATTAGCAATAAGGTCTAAGTAATAATACCTATGCCAATTCTCTAACTGTCACACCATGAGTAGTACATTTATACTATCATGATTTAGCGGGCGGGCGGGCTTGGAAGTGGACACGCTGCGGGTAATTTGGACACGCTGCAGGTATTATTAGATGGATAATAGAGTAAGAGAAGCTTTGTGTCATTAAGTATGACTAAACCTACCGCCAAAGATAAATTCTATGCTCCAGTAAAACAACTGGCACAGCAGTATATCCCTCTACTAATGGCTCGTTTGAAGGTATTAGAGAAAAGATCTTGCAACGCTATCGACTTCTTAGAAGATGAAGCAAACGAAGAGCATGAGCTTATATGGGAGATGAACGATCAAGAGAGGATAGCCTCGATTGCTGAAGCTCAGACAGATCTACACAAAGCAGTCTTAGAAGCAGGTACGTGTCAAGCCTTAGTAGGTGCCTTTATAGACCTATTAGAGGAAGACTATGGAAAGATTAAGCACACTAGTTGCTTCTTCCTCAACGCTAAGGGTGAACACGTCTCTCTATATGAAGGTCAGCGGCCTGATGAAGATTGATCTGGATTCTGTCCCTTATAGATCGTATCTAGCCCATCTAAGAAGCCCTCCCAATAATCCTTATCTCTATCTCCTATAGCACTCTTATACATTTCTCTAGCATAGGAATAAGTATCAACCAGATACTCAGTATCGAAGGTAACTAAATCTTGCATTGCTCCAAATAAGAAGAGGAGCCTTTCGGCTCCCCTGATCTTAGCGTTTGACTATGTAAGTTAAACCTCTATATGTGAGTTTAACTTGTTTCTTAGCCTCGACTCGTTCTTTAATACGAGCTTGTAGTTCAACTGGACTCATAGTCAGTCTCCTAAAACCTAATCCCCGTTCCATGATTAGGTGTCATGCGTCCAGAAAGGATGAACGGAAGAGAAGACTAACACTTAGTTAGATCTATTCTACCAAATGTTTGGTATAAGTTGACCAGTTGTTAAATAGGCACCTAAAGCAGCGACGAATCCCATCATTGCTAAGCGTCCATTGAGTTCCTCTGCAATGTGCATTGGATCTCCTTCGTGGTTGTGATTGTCCATAACTTCAATAGCTGGTTCGTTTGCGAAGATGTTTTGTTTACCGTATTCGGTTGTTATTGTCATTGAAGTTAGAACTTAAACTTTCCTCCTATTTTAGTTCCGTAGCTGTTATCAGTATCCTCAGCAGTTAGTAGGGATACTTCACCATAGACATCAAGTCTTTCAGTAGCAGCTATATTTATCCCTGTTTTACCAGAGAACTCAGTAGATCCTTCAACGGCATCGCCATTAACTAAAGCAGGGCCGCCTTGGATGTAATAG